CAGCCCATATAATCACAACATGAGAATTATGGTTTAATGCAGTTCTAAAATCACCCGGTCCGTAACACCCAAATAATAATAAAGGTTTATTTTTATCAATTATAAAAGCGTTTGTTTTATCTGTTCTTTTATTAATAAACTTAAATTTATCAAAAATCTTATCTTCAAAAAACTTTATACTTTCGCAAACATAACATTGTTCGATGATATTTCCATTTGTTAACTTATAAGTTACTTCCTTAGGCAAATTATCTAAAATATTTAAATCAGATTTAAAAAATGGCGGTCTTGTTGTTTCGTAATAATCTGTTCTTTTTTTAGAAATAATATTTTCGCCGTCGGTATCTATCCCATATTGCCAATTATTCGAAATATCTAAATAGCTTTTTGCTTCAGGTTTAATTTTAAGCATTGAATTATAAAGCCAGTTATCAACTGAACTATATTTTATTTCTTCCGGTAGTTGTTTTGCTATTTTTATTGAAATACCCATATTAAGACCTACCGGAGTATCAACTGAAAACATATCAAACAATATACTTTTCTTTAAATATATGTGATAAAATATTCCAAAACGAGAATTAATCCAATCATATCCGTCTTTAAATACTTTATAAGCGGTTTCAATTCTATTAGGCTCAGGATAACAATCAGATGCCTGTAACAACATTGCCAAGCTGCTATTTGATGCTTCTTTTGCTATTAATCGCCACTTTAAAGACAAAGCCATTCTATTGCTTATATTGTCAGTTCTTATTACTTCTATGTATTTTAAATTAACACAACCAACTTTTTTTAATCTTGGCTCCCATTTTTTAAAATAATCAATACCATGACCTCCAGCTTTATCTTCGCATATTATTAACTCCCATTTAATACTTGTATTTTGTCTGCATAAACTTTCCATTGCTAACCAAACTATTTTACTTGAATATGTTGGTAGACCTATTGTTATTAATGGCTTTTCTTTATGTGAGTTAAGCATATCAATTCTTAACTGCCTGTATTGCTGCAATTCAGATTCGCTTTTTTGTCTTACTATATGTTTGCTATCATTAAATGCAATGTAATCCCACGTAGGATTATTGTTGTAACAAAATACATTGTCTTCGCCTTCATAAATCCTCAACCAAAAATCATAAAATGAATCATTACCCCATTTATCCGACTGAAAAGGAATATATTTTTTAGTTAATTTAGTATTTATTATTGCACAATCATTAACAAAATTACCCTTAACTAAGTGTTGTTCATAATCATAATCATAAAAATATGTAGGTGTTTTAATATTGGCGTCTGGATTGATTAAATTATAAGCTGAATAACAAATTAATTTATTATTTTCTTTACAACAATTGATTTCATCTATTATTTTATTTGGTAACGCCAAATCATGCCCGGAAGCATAGCACCACCAATCACCTTTAATATAATTAATAGCATTATTTAACTGTTCGTAAATTCCTTTTTGTTTATTAATAACAATATCACATCCTAATTGTTTTCCAATTTCAATACTTATATCTTTTTCAATTGTTGAAATTATTATTTGGAGATTTACTCCATATTGTTTTTTATAAGAATCTATTGCTAATGTTAACCTCTCAGTATATTCATTAACTGTATTTATTACTACTGTTGCTTTTGGTTTATTCATTTTGTTACTACGAAATAAGAAATTTTATTTATTTTAAAAGTTTCGATTATATTATAATTTTTTAATAGCTCCCTATAATTATGCAAAAACATATAAGAATCTTCATTAATAGGCAATGGCTCTGCGTCATACCCAGAAAATATAAGAATATTTCCAATCTGTATTAAATAATCAATGGTTTTTTGTATATTTTCAGGTTTAATATGTGGTAAGACAGAAAGAGAAATAACTATATTAAAATTTTCCGATGGATAATTCATATCCCATATATTTTCTTCAAAAGAAACATAATGGAAATAATCAAAATTATTGTATAATTCTCGCTTTTTATTTATTAATTCTGAAAAGTCTGCAATATCCCACCCCTGAACTTTTAAATTTAAATTATTGTAAACTTCAAATAAGCGACCGCCACCAACTCCATAATCTAAAATATAATCTTCAAATTTTATGTATTTTATTAATAATTGTCTTTCTAAGTCGTCTACACTATCAACTATGGATGTATTAACCGCTCCATGATTGGATAGTCTGTTATTCCAGTATTCTCTTTCGTTATACATTAAAACATCAATTTAATTATTAACCACCAGAAAGCAATACAAAATAATATTATTAAAATAAAAACTAATTTTGTTTGATTTATTTTCATATACAAATATAATCAAAATATAAATATAATAAAAAAGGATAAGAAATTAATTCTTATCCCTTTTAAATATAATCTATTAAAGATTAAGTTCCGGCTGTAATTGCTAATTTCGCTGTTGTGAAATTGCCATACATAAATGCTTGGTCGTAATAAATAGGAAGTGCAATTCTTTCCTCAAATGTGATACATACTGCATTCTTAATAAAGTAATCAGAATGCGAATCACTCATTTGCATTGTTAATTGTTTTCTATCTAAAATTTCAGCTGCATCAACAAAATCACCAAGTAAGAATTTGCCTGCTGTCATTGCTGTGTTTCCAATAACTGGAATACCTGCAATTCTCATTAACCCTGTGTTTGCATCACGAGAAACAAGATAATTATTACCTAAATACTCACGTGTTGTTCCAGTTTTTAATGTATCAATCTTAGCAATATCATTTGGGTTTAAAATGATTGCAGAAGGACTATAATAACTAACATTTAAGTTTGCTAATGCAACTCTTAATACATCAATTTCGTTTGCTTGTGGAATACTAAAAGTACCGGCTGCAAATGCCATTGTTGAATTAGTTAAACCTGCTATTTGCGGTGATGTTCCATTGCCAAATAGTATCTGCTGGTCTTCTTTTGTCATCATTCTCTTTGGTAAATGATTTGAAATAAAAGAAGTTAATGCAGGAATATCTTCAAGTAAATCCTTAGAAACGATTAAATGTGTAGCTAAACGCTCAACATTTACATAAGTTTCTACCAAGTCAAAATCGGATTCATCTGAAGCTGCATTTTCTGCTTTTTGACTTGCTCCGTCTTCATAATTTGCTTGTTTAACAATTGGAATGCGGTCTTTCATTGTTGTACCAACGGACATTAATTCTCTCATGTGAACAGGTCGAGTTTTTAATTCGATAATATCACGTCTTGGCTGGTCTGTAATAAGAATAGACCCGGCAGTTAAATTTCCACCCTCTGACATATCGCCGGCAACTTTTAAATCAACTTTATTTGTTGAGCCTTTTTTCTTTTTCATGAAGTCTGTTATTTCTTCATTTTTCAATGAATCAGAAATAACTTCACTAAATGATTTTGTTGCACCTTTGTTTATATTAAACATAGTTGCTTGTTTTGAAAGTTCAATTCCTTGCTTGTCTGATTGTTCTTTTAACTCAGATAATTGCTTTTTTAAATCTTCAACAATAGTATTATCTTTAATACTTTTTATTTCTGTTGAAATTTCAGTCATTTTAGCGTCAAAATCTGCTTTAGAAATTGACTTAGCCTCAAATGCAGTAGTAATTTCTTTTACTTTTGCTTCGATAGCGTCCTGTATTGCTTTTTCTTCAGGTGTCATTTTTATATTTTTATGTTATTAATTATACTTATATAGTTTATTTCAGATTTAAACAATGAATCCGGCTCAACTATTTCAGGAGTGATTTTTGTCGGCTCCTTACTGTTTAGTGTTTTCATTTCTTCAATCTTACTTTGTATTTCTTTTATTGTTTGTTCAATTTTAATAAATTTTTCATCAGAGTAATCACCTTTTGTTAACATTTCATTTAACAAATCTGCTTTCTCTTTTAATTCATTTATGTTATCCTCTGATTTAATTGCAACACATGGTGTGTTTGAGTTTGCACCAAGAAATGATAGGGTTGAATACTCAAGCAATTTATATTCAGTTATACGTCTTACCCCCGTCGCCTCATCCATCATATACTTAATAACTCGATAGCCGATTGAATGTTCAAGAGTTCTTTTATGCTCAGCAAAAAACTTATAATCAGAATAAACATCTTTCACGGATTGTTTCTCTAAATTCATCGCTGAACGCACAAGTAAACCATAACTATCTTTTGTATTAAATTCTAAAGGCAAACCAAGCAACATTGTGCGGTCATGGTCTTTTAGATGCTTTATTTGTTTAAATCTTTCATTACAAGTCTTATCAAAACAGCCAGGCATTGAAATATCATCATCGGAATCTCTATTATTATATCCGTTAACATAAATAGAAACAACGCCATGCTCATCAATATCAGCAATCTTTGTTTCTAAATTTTTAAAACCTTCTTCTTTGAATTTCGATAAAGACATTATTTTTTATTATTATATTCATAACAAAAATAATAAACTGCCTTTATTTTATAGGTGGTTAATTTAACGTCCTATGTACGACAAATTTTGTAGTTTTTTAGAATTATTTGTCTTACATTGCGAGGATGTAATCCTATTTCTTCAGAAATAATAAAACAAACATCATTCCATGTATTTTTGGGCTTTTTGTCTTTTTTCAATTCACTTCTTAATTCATAGAACCTATTAACTATATTAAATTTAAGTTGTATGAGTTCGATTTGATAAGGCGTTAAACTACCAATAACAAACTCATTAGGTATATCATTAATGTTTATTTTTTTATAACTCATTAAATTATAGGTTTTGGAGTTCCCGGAATTGTAGTTGCTGCTTTTGACATTGGTATCATATTAGTTGACACCCATAATTGTTTTGCTTCGGGTTCTGTTAATTCAGGATAACCAAGAATTTTTGCACCTTCAGCAGGTTTTAATATTCCTGTTTTAATTTCATTTTGTATTCTCAATGATAATTTATCAGTATCAATTTGTAGTTCGGGAATTGCTTTTACATCAACATCTAAATAATATTTCTTATTGTCTCTTTTTGAAAAATCAGATAAAAGAAAAGTATTATATGCCTCTGATTCCATATATTTTAATGGAAGTATTCTATTTTGTAAAAAATCTTTTTTTGCTTCATTCATATTACTAAATGTACTACCTTTAACGTATCCCATTATTCGACTATCAACATTTAAAACCCTGCATAAAGTTAGGAAGTCTTGTTCCTGTCCTTGTATTAAGTTTAAATCAGTAATAGATTGAGCTATGTTTGTATAGTCCATTTTATGACCCACTATCCAAACCTTACCACGATTAGCCGCTCCACCAAATCTTTCTTTATATCGTGATTCCATTTCTTTTGTTACTTCGGGTTGTATAGTGTCTTCGTTTCCACTTGACAAAATTCCCATTGCACCAAGATTTCTTATCAATTCAGTAGCCGCAATGTAGCTATCGTTTGAT